TAGGTGACTTAGGTGATGACATGGCAGAACCTGAAATGGATGATTTAGGTGGAGATGATCTAGATATGGACATCAACGAACCAGCGGCGGCTGGACCTGAAGAAGAGCCATTGGGAAGAGCACCTATAGAGGTGTAAAATGCTGATACGTGATATCATAAGAGAGGGGTACGAAGCAGACCTAATTTCAAAAGTACAAGATATACTTGTAATGAAAATGGACTCTGGTGATTCACTATCTACAGAAGAATTTCAAAATTTGTTAAAAGACGAAGGCTACATTGCCACCATAGATGAGATTATTAAAGCAGTTAATGATAGTGGTTATGCAAGTAGTATAGACAAAGAACAAATTAAACTTAAAAATCAAATGCCAGCAGATATTGATACTGATGAACAAGAACCATCAGTAGATGTAGGAAAAATGGCTGGTGATCAAGCATTAAGTGATATTAAAGCGGAGTTATAATGGCAAATATATTTGTAAATGCTTCACAGGCCAGAAAAGATAGCAGAAACAATAGTGTTATACATTCTGAGGTCAGAGCAATAGAGAGTAAAGTTCTAGCAAACATAGATGCTGGTATATTATATGCAAATGTAAAATCCACGTCAGAAATGACTAACAGTAATGTGTACTACAATGTGTGGAACAGCATTACTACAGACCCTACCAAATTAGATCAAATGAACTATGTCAAAAAACACTTCGAGGATCTTGGATACGGAGTGAGTGTAGTTACAAATTTAGATTCCAATAATACTATAAGTTGGAATATTTCCTGGTAAATACTTAGTAAATAATTTTACATTATATGCTGATATCAAAATACGACTATCCGTCCTTGCGACGAATTCAAACAAAACAAGGTAGACAATACGTTGGAGAGGATAATAATCCTGTACCAAGTGTTACCACAATCTTAGGTGATACAGGAGATAAGACAGCTCTTATTGCCTGGCGTAAACGTGTAGGCGAAGCAGAAGCAACTCGTATAAGCACAGAGTCAGCAGGACTTGGTACTAAAGTTCACAATGCATTAGAAAAATATATACTTGGAGAAGAGTGGGATACATTTGGTAATAATCATGTTAGTGTCTTAGCAAAAACAATGACAACAAATATGATAAATGAAGCCTTTTCAAAGGTGGACGAATTATATGGTGTTGAGGTTGGCCTAATTGCACAAGGATTATATGCAGGAACATCGGATGCAATAGGAATGTATGAAGGCCAAGAAGCCATTATCGATTTTAAAACTGCCAAAAAAATGAAAAAACGTGAATGGATTGACGACTATTTTATGCAAGGTTGTGCATATTCATTAGCACATAATGAAATGTTTGATACAAACATATCTAAAATAGCAATACTTATGGTAGACAGAGACGGCAAAGTAAAAGATTTTGTTATAGAAGGTTCAGAGTACGAAAAATATTGTGAAATGTGGTCAGAAAGACTAGCAACTTATTATTCAAAATAAATTCAAAAATGATAAATACTAGTAGTTCAGGAGAATTATTAGTATGGCAACAGCAAATAACAATGTAGTTATATCCAGAATCCAAAATAGGAGGGGTCTTAAACAGGATCTACCTCAACCTTTAAGAGAAGGTGAAATTGGATTAGCATTAGACAGCAGTCAGGTATATATTGGTGGAGATATAGATTCATCTACATCTAATATTAGTAGTTTTGAGTCTACAACAAGTTCTGTAAGTTTAACACAAGATGTTGCTAATACCAGAGTAGTACATTTTACTGTACCTCATAAAAGACTTTTAGCAGGACATTTTGATGGTGTTGGTACAACAGCACAATGGACTACTACTTCTAATACATACACAGGAAGTGGCCTTCCTGTTTTTTCAGATGAAATAACACCTGTAGTAACAAGTTCAGTAGATGCTACGGTGCACAATGCTGTTTTTCAAAGCAATATAATTACACTTACAACATCTAATTCTTTTATAGGAGTAGGTGATGTAGTTACAGGAAACGATATTGTAGGGACAGCAACAGTTAGTTCTATAGATGGTGCTAATATTACAGTATCAAGTAATCAGACATTAGGTAATGCTAATACAATAAGTTTTACACCTAATAATATCAAAAGTATTTCCACTAATGAAAACTTTAAAGCAACAGATATAACTGTGGTAAAAAATGAAACAGTTTTACTAGGTGATAATGCAAATTATACTCCAGCAACATCTAAAGATTACAGTTTTAGTACTTCAACTTTAGCAAGTAATACGCATGTTTTAAATTTTAGAACAGCACCACTTACTAGTGATAAAATTGCAGTAACATATTATAGTAATGCTAGTGTAGTAAAAGCATTATCTAATAGTGGTGTAATATATTCAGGTTCAGATACTAACAGTTTTTACACTGATTATAGTGTGCCAACTTACAGACAATTTAATCATGATTTAGTAAGAGTATCTCCTTCATCAGGAACAGGACATATTGGATTGGATTACAAACATATTGCTGTATTCGATGATAGTGTTATAGTTTCTAATCCATCTGCACTTAGTTTAGGAGAGTTTTTAATTAGTAACAATTCAGACAAAAGTTCTACTACAGTTGGTATAAGTGCTAGTGGAAGCACGGTTACAATAAGCTCAGGGTCAAGTAATTCACCTGCTTATGGAAATACAAGTGCAACATATGATTATGTTTATTTAACAGATTTAGATAGTCCAGCATGGCTAGATGGAAAATCATTACCAGTAAGTAATGTTCAATCAAGTACAATGGAGGTAACTTTACCTTCAGGAAATAGTATTGCTACAATAAGAGCAGTAACATCAGGAGCATCTGGGGCCGGCAATGCTGTTACAATTACAGGTAATGTAGAAGGATTAGTACAAGGTGACTATGTTTATTTTACAGGTTCAAACGCAAGTGTGTTTAGTTCCAATCCTTATCAGGTAACAGGTGTAAGCGGTACTACAAGTTTTACAGTGGTACAAAATGGTGTTAGTGCAATTGAAGGTGATTTAAACTACATTAACTATGGAACAGATAATACTGGTGCTAATGTACAAGTAGTAAGCTCACTACATGGATTACCAGTTAGTAGTCAAATAGATTTAAGTGCAACGTCAAATGTTTCTGCAATAGCAAATGGTACTAAAACTTTATTAAGTAATAGGATAACCAATAATACTTTCTTTATACCAAGCACTTCGCCTCTTACAAGTAGTGTTACAGCAACATTTAGTCCTGTTTTAGGTAGTGCAACAGTAACTAAACATACCCCGGTTAACAGCATAAATTTATCAAATATTTCAAGTCTAGATGGAGTAATTAGCACATTTCAGGGATTAGCAGAATTTCCTAGTATTTCATATATACCAGAAACAACAAATCAAATTTATGTAACTACTAAAGCATCTTTTGATAGTTTAGGGTCCGCTTCATCTGGTGGTGTTGAGTTTACATTACATGAAGATACAGTAGGTACTATGTCAGCCCTCAGTTTGACCACAGGAAGCAAAACAAGAGGAACGCATACAATTAAAGCAAAACTAGAACAATGGTTACATAATTTAGTTGTTGATAAAAATGTTCCATTATTTACTAGTGTCCAGTCTAATGATAAGTTCTATACTTCTGGTACTAATTTAGGAACTTATACACTTGCTATCACAAACGAAGACGATAACAAGTTTATTACATTTAATGGCAGAGACCAAGCAAGTGATTTTAACCATATTGTAAATCAGATCTATTTCAAAACTGCAAATCCAGATATTAAAGGATTGCTTAATATTAGAACAAACATTGAATTATTAACATCTGAATCTAGTGGTGGTGGATCTAAAATTACAACATTTGACGATGTTGAATCAGTTGCCATTCCAGCCGCTGGAAATACTACAGTAGCAACAATTTCTACAGTAAGTTATGATTCTTATATTATAGACTATACAGTAGACTTTACAGGAACCAGTGATGGTAATTATAGACGTGTAGGACAATTACATGCAAGTAGTTTTTACAATAGCTCAACAGGTAATGCAACCGTTGTATTTAGAGATGATGCATCAGAAGTAGCAGATACAGTAACAGGAAGTGTTAGTTTTACAGCAGAATTAAATCCTGCCAATAACACAGATATAGTAGTAAATGCTATAAGTACTGTAAACAAAATTACTTCAATGAAATATATTACAAGACGTTGGAACTCTTAATAAACCAAACTTATGTTTTTTAAAAATCATTCTGCAAATGATCGTCTATCTATCTGGAGAAGTTTAAGGCAAAAGGAATTTACTAACGCAAAAGAGATTTTATCAGAATATAAATCTATTAAAGTATGTTCAAGGTATATAGATTACTACACACCCAAAAGTTGGCCTAATCCTTTTGAAATAGTAAGTGAAGGTTATTTTTGCCACAGTGGTGTAACACTTCTAATTACAAGTCATTTATTACATAAAAACTTCATATCTTGTAATGAGATTGAACTTCCAGTGATAAGTAATAACATAGATGGGACACATGGTTTAGTCCTTGTTGACAATAACGATGTCTATAATTTTGTTCCAGGTGAAATAGTTGACCTGGAATTCGTAAAAGAAAATAGCACAATATTTACTATACACAAATTGGACAAAAAGCAATTTACTTATTGACTTTTGTACAGTTTTATAGTAGACTTTGATTAACATAAATATATACTTTAGATATACAATTAAAGGACACACATGCAGGTTAAAAAGAGAGACGGCACACTAGAAGAACTTAACATTGATAAACTTCACAAAGTAGTAATGTATGCTTGTGAAGGCATCAGCGGTGTTAGTGCTAGTGAAGTCGAAATCAACTCTCAAATCCAATTCTTCGAAAGTATAGCAACAGAAGATATCCAAGAAACATTAATTAAAAGTGCCGCAGACTTAATATCAGAAGAGTCTCCAAACTATCAGTATGTAGCAGGTAGACTTATTAATTACCATCTACGTAAGCAAGTATATAATACATTTGAGCCTCCTTGCCTTTGCGATATCATACAAGATAATATTGATGCTGGTATGTATGATTCAGAGTTTACTAAACTTTATACTAAAGATCAAATTAACCAATTACAAGAATATATAGATCATAACAGAGATGAAGTTTTAACTTATGCGGCTATGGAACAGTTTCGTGGCAAGTACTTGGTACAGAATAGAGCCACAGGTAAAATATATGAAACTCCTCAAGTTGCATACATGATGATTGCGGCAACATTGTTTGCAAACTATCCAGAAGAAACCAGAATGAGTTATGTAAAAGCATACTATGATGCTATTAGCACATTTAAAATTTCCTTGCCTACGCCGGTTATGGCAGGTGTTCGTACACCACAAAGACAATTTAGCAGTTGCGTACTTATAGAAACAGGTGATAGTTTAGATAGTATTAATGCAACAAGTAGTGCTATCGTTAAGTATGTAAGCCAGAAAGCAGGTATTGGTATAGGTGCAGGTAGTATTAGAGCTTTAGGCTCTCCTATTAGAAGTGGAGATACTACACATACAGGAGTTATCCCATTCTATAAAATGTTCCAGTCAGCAGTTAAAAGTTGTAGCCAAGGTGGTGTAAGAGGCGGAGCCGCCACACTATACTATCCTATTTGGCACTTAGAAGTAGAAGATTTATTAGTATTAAAGAACAATAAAGGTGTTGAAGATAATCGTGTAAGACATATGGACTATGGCGTACAGTTTAATAAACTTATGTATGAGAGATTAATTAAAGGTGAAAATATTACTTTGTTTAGTCCACATGATGTACCTGGCTTATATGATACATTTTTTACTGATCAAGACAAATTCCAAGAACTATACGAAAAAGCAGAACGTATGACAAGCATTAGGAAAAAGTCTATTCCTGCTATGGATTTATTTTCGTCGTTTGTTCAAGAACGTAAAGATACAGGAAGAATTTATTTAATGAATGTTGACCATGCTAATACCCATGGAGCATTTATAGAAGACTTAGCACCAATCAAACAAAGTAATTTATGTTGTGAAATTGATTTACCTACAAAACCTATGGACAATATTAATGATGAACAAGGTGAAATTAGTTTATGTACATTGAGTGCTATTAATTGGGGTGTTATAAAAGACACTATAGAGTTACAAAAAGTTGGTAATTTGGCTGTAAGAGCATTAGATGAACTATTAGATTATCAAAGTTATCCTGTATTGGCGGCAGAACTTAGCACAATGAAAAGACGTCCACTTGGTGTAGGTATAATTAATTTTGCATATTGGATGGCCAAACATGATAGCACATATCAAGAACCTAATTTAGAATTAATAGATGAATGGTCAGAAGCATGGAGTTATGGTCTTATAAAAGCAAGTATAGAGTTAGCTCAAGAAAAAGGTAAGTGTCCAGGAACAGATGAAACAAAATACGGACAAGGCATTACTCCTAATCAAACATATAAAAAGGATGTTGACGAATTAGTTAAACACAAAGAAAGACTTGATTGGAAACAATTAAGAAAAGATTTAAAAGAACATGGTATTAGAAATAGTACTCTTATGGCACTAATGCCTGCAGAAACGTCTGCACAGATTAGTAACAGCACAAACGGTATTGAACCACCACGTAGTTATGTAAGTATTAAACAAAGTAAACATGGTGTTTTAAAACAAGTTGTGCCAGGCTTTCCATACTATAAAAACAAATATGATCTATTATGGGACCAAAAGTCTCCTCAGGGCTATTTGAAGATTATGGCTGTATTACAAAAATACATTGATCAAGGAATATCTGTAAATACCTCCTACAACCCTGAGCATTATGAAGATGAAAAAATACCAATGAGTGTATTAATACAAGATCTACTTATGTTTTATAAATATGGTGGCAAACAATTATACTATAATAACACGTTTGATGGTCAAGGCGAGATAGATATAAATAAAGACACATCAAACGGTGTAATTGATGCAGGAGAACCTGTAACAAATACAGAGTTTATAGATGATGACGATTGTGAGAGTTGCAAAATATGACAAGTCAAGAACTACAAGCATTAGGATTTCAAAAGGCAGGTGATGTAGATGTTGTTGATGGCGTAATTGGTAGTAACCTTACACCATTTGCAACTGAAGTAAAGTCTGGGGTATATTGCTGGGTGTTAATAAACGATAGTAATAAAAAAGAAGAAATAATTTATATTGGAAAATATGGAATGTCCATCAAAAAAAGATGGGGAGAACACAGGCTTCATAATCCAGGAAGTCCAACAGGTCATAAAAATGCAGATTATATTATTCAGCAAATGGCAGAGACTGATATCAGAATGGAACTATGGGGTAAGCAAAGTCATACTGAAGAATTTTCTTATATAAACATAGTAGGTGAAACAATAACAAAAACTTTTTCTACCTATAGTGTAGATGAAGAAGATCTAATAGCACATTATTTAAAAAGACATGGAAAAAGACCAGCACTAAATAGAACTAGAGGCGGAAATTAATGGCAACAGTTTTAAATACAAATAATAAAAAACATCATACAAAAGCAAAAATGTTTTTAGATCCTGCTGGTGGAGTGTCTTTACAAAGATTTGATACATTAAAATACAAGCAGTTTGATAAGTTTACTGATAAGCAGTTAGGCTTCTTTTGGAGACCAGAGGAAGTAGACATACTTAAAGATGCAAGTGATTTTAAAAACTTGACTGACTTTGAAAAACATATTTTTACTAGTAATTTAAAAAGACAAATTTTGTTGGATAGTGTACAAGGTCGCTCACCTAACTTGGCTTTTCTGCCTATAGCATCTATACCTGAATTAGAAACATGGATAGAAACATGGGCATTTAGTGAGACTATACATAGTAAAAGTTATACCCACATTATAAGAAATATATATCCTGATCCAAGTAAAATATTTGATGAACTTTTAGATATACAAGAGATTGTGGATTGTGCTGACAGCATAACAGAAAACTACGACAAACTTATAGAGTATAACAGATTAAAAGAGCAGGGAAGTAAAAAGTATAATGAGTATGAGCATAAAAAACGTCTATGGTTATGTATAATGAGTGTAAACATACTAGAAGGCGTACGTTTTTACGTTAGTTTTGCATGTAGTTGGGCATTTGCTGAACTTAAAAGAATGGAAGGTAATGCAAAGATTATTAAATTTATTGCTAGAGATGAAAATGTTCATTTGGCAAGTACGCAGACAATGTTAAAACTTTTACCACAAGATGATAAAGACTTTGCAAAAATTGAAAAAGAAACTTATGCTGAGTGTACTCAAATGTTTTTAGATGCTGTGGAACAGGAAAAACAATGGGCAGACTACTTGTTTAAAGATGGAAGTATTATTGGCTTAAATGCAGAACTATTAAAGCAGTATGTAGAATTCATTGCAGGTAAAAGAATGCATGCCGTTAGACAAGAAAAAATATTTAACACAGGTACAAATCCTCTTCCATGGACTCAAACGTGGATTACTGGTGGTAGTGTACAAGTGGCACCTCAAGAAACTGAAATTAGCAGTTATGTAATTGGTGGTACAAAACAAGATGTAGAAAAGGATTCCTTTAAAGGATTTAGCCTATAATTTTACTAAACTTTATTCTAATGTAATAAATATATTACATGTTTGAAACAGAAAATCTAATTGGTAAAGTTGTAACCATAAAACTTAATAGTGGTATTGAGCTTATGGCTACTCTTAACGCCTATAACAAAAAATCTAAAATAGTAAATTTAAATAATCCTAATACAGTGGTTATTATGGAAGATCAAATTGCTGTAGTGCCTTTTATATACACAGGCCACACAGATGAAATAATTATTTCATTAGATCATATTTTGGCTATTGTAGAAAGCACAGAAAAATCAGCAAAAGATTACCTAAGACTTCAGGATGGTGAATAGTATTTTTTAAAAGATAAATACTATTATGCCAGGAGCCGCAAGACAATTTTTCGATACAGCAGGTGGGGGACTTATTCTAGGACCTTCTGCTTTTACTGTGTTTTGCGAAGGCAGTTACTTATCTCTTGTAGGTGATATAATAATGACCCATGGAGATTCTCCACATACTACTGCAACTGCTAAAATTTTTAGTGGTTCATTCACTGTTTTATGTGAAGGCTTATTTCCTTCAGTTCAAGGCCTTAGTACAGTAACTTGCGGTCATACAGTTGATACAGGTTCAGCAACAGTCCTTATAGGAATATAATGTCCAAATTAGTCTCAGTTCGTGGTCCACATGCTCGTGGTCCTATGGATAGTATCCGCATACAATGGAATATGGGTAATCAATGCAATTACAAGTGTGAATATTGTCCTGATATATTGCATGATAGTAGTAAGCCATGGTTGCCCTTAGACGCCTATCTGACTGCCATAGAGCGCCTGTCAACGCATTATAACAATCAGGGTAAAAGAGTAGACTATGAACTAATAGGCGGAGAAGTTACTGTAATGCCTGGTTTTGAGGATATAATACGCAAAATAAGTGAGTATAATACTCATAATGTTGTATTTACTAATGCCAGTAGAACAGTTAATTGGTGGAGTAAAGCAAAACATTATATGGACGGTGTAGTTCTTACATACCATCCACTAAGCCAAGATAGAGAGCATTTCGTTAATGTTATAAATGAGATAAAGGATTATGTTACAATAGACATAAACATAGCAGGAATAGGCGGAGACGTGCTCAGATTGGGCGAATTTGTAGAGGAATTACGTGATTTGTTCAAGGACTGTGAACACAACAGATACGATAATGTTAGTATCTGTGTTAAAACAATGTATAAAAAACTGCTGGGTCGTAACAGTAAGCAGGAAACATATTGGGATTATACAGATGCTGAACAAGAAGTTTTACAAAGACCAGGTATAAAACCTATGCCTGTGGAGCCACAACCTGAATCTGAAAATAATGAACCAGAAGAAGTAGTAGAAGATACCTCCTGGATGACGGAGTTTTTGTACGAAGATGGATCAGCAAAGTATGTGCAGAGCCACCAAATAATTAATCAAGGGTTAAATAATTTTAAAGGTATGAAGTGTCACTTAGGTTTCGAAAGTTTAAATATAGATGCCAATGGTGAAATGTATAGCAGTTGGTGTGGTGCTGTAAACTTTGGTAATGTGGGTAGTACAGATTGGAAACTTCCAGAAACTAAAACTAGTTGTCCTTTTGATTATTGTAATAATATATCAGATATTTCTATAACTAAGACAGTTTAGTTAATTTATTTTCTTTTATGCTTTTTAATAAAGTGTCTACATAAGGTACTTTATTTAAAAATTCAAGTTTTAATCCTGATGTTTCATGGAAAGTTGAATGGACTCCGTAACTATATTTGTATCTTGGATGAGACTCAAATTCATTTAACATCTCTTTACTTAAATCAAAACCAAGGGAGTTTATTAAGTTTATATATCTAAAGTAGTCTTTGGACCAATCATTGCATAAGCAATGATTAAAAACTTCATATAAGTCTTTGTTTTTAAAAATATATCCCAAATAATTAATATATAAATCTATATCATCAAATATTTCTATATCCTCTATAATAAATTTATCAATATTAAGATCTAAAATATTTTTATTTGATTTATTTTGTATATAAAATTTTATATTATTATAACCTAATACAGATTTTTGAATTTTACAGTCTTCTGGTTTAAAAGCATTAGATATTTTATGTAACTTTTTATCATTTAAAAATTGATCTAAAAAATCATAATCTGAATCTATGTTATTGATATCATAAAGCCATTCTCCTTTTTGATCAAATATACTTAAAGGAAGACTTTTTAAATTATCTTTTTTAAAATTAAGTGTCACATTGTTTTTTAAACATAAATCTATAAGAGGGTCTATATCTAGAATATTTTGTTTAAAAATATGGTACTCTATAATAAGTTTATCTTTATAAAATTCTATTAAAGATTCTATATATTCCCAATCTAAATTTTGTGTAACTAAATTTGCTGATTTAAATGCCCCATACAGATTTAAATAAATTGTAACATTTTTACTTTTAAGATGTTCTAATACTGGTCTATCTACAGTACTGCCTTGAGTGAACACTAACAGCTCTTTTTCAAAAGTATGACATCTACTTGCTAAATGATGTATTTTTGGATGAACTAGAGAATCTCCATAAAAAGAATTACAGAATACTTTGCTATATTTTTTTGAAGATAAAAATTTTGATGCTTTTACTAAGTTTAAATCTGATATAGGGTAATTTCTTTTTCCAAACTTATGGAAATACGAATTACCTTGTGGTAATAGACTGTTATAAACTTTGCTCTTAGACGTGATGTCTAAATGTAATGTATTCAATTACTTAGCAGGACCAGTTGGTAGTTTATTATTAATAGAACTTGAGTATGAAACAAACTCTGCTTCATCATATTCTGCATTATCAGTATCATAATAGTAACTAGTACTTGAATCTAATTCGCTTTCAGCAGTATCATATACCCCTATGCTATATTCTTCAACAATAACATATTCAGACGCAGTTTTACCTCTAATACCAAATAAAAATACACCTGGAGACAAGTTAGCATCTAAACTAGTTGTATCTGCTGTAACTACACCTGTGTTAGCATCGAAACTCATCCATGGTGCTAACGGACTAAATGGTAAAATTGCTACATTACTAAGATTTGTATTAATGTCTAAATTAATATTTGCAGTTGTTCCAGTTTGCATATTTAAAATTCTTCCTGATGGATATGTATTTGAAAATTCGGGAGATTCATCTGAACTACCTGAATCTAACTGTAATACAGCCTCATTTATTACATCTAAATTAGCACCGGTTGAACCTTCAGCAATTGATAATGCAACTTTACCTTTTAAACTACCTTCAGCAATAAGTATGTCTTTTATTTCATTTGAATTTTTACTAGGATGTTTTTCTATAAATTGTGCAACACCACCAGCAACTAAGGCTGTAGATATACTTGTTCCAGTTCCAGTTCCATATATTACACTGGATAAATGGCTACAAGTTGTAACACCTTCACCAATTGTGAAAATATCAACTGCGGCACCATAGTTAGGGAAAGAAGTAGTATCACTACCACCGTCCCATGCAGTATTTGTAAATTCTGAAATAACAAAGTCGTTATCATGAGCACCAACTGTAATAATATCTGCCACACCTGCTGGAGAGTAGTTAGCAACATTGTCATTACTATTACCTGCGGCCGCAACTACTACAATGTTTGAATTGTTAAGTTCACCAATCTTGGAGTCAATAAGATTGTTTTGTGCAGTTACCCATGGAGCACACATTACTTTCACGTCTGCTACATTACTACTATTGTGGTCTGATAAAACAGCATCTAAGGCTGTAATTACGTTACCTACTGATATATTACCTGAAGCGGCATCAAATAGTTTTACATTTTTAATTGTTACGTCTCTTGCAACTCCTATATTTTCACCAGTAATCAATCCAGCCATCGAAGTACCATGACCTGTTGAATCCGAATAAGTTGAACCGTATGCACTATGTAAATTTGTAATAGTTGCATTAGCAAACTCTATATGTGAATCATTAATACCTGAATCTACAAGATAAACAGTTTTTCCGTTTCCAGAAAATTTAGGTTCCCATGAATCAAAAGAATATGACTCTGTTACTTCACCATCAATATTTCCTTTGTTATACCATCTGTTATCTAAATATCTAAAATGGGCTGTACTAAAATTTTGTAACCCAAGGCCTGAATCTGCATCTGCATCTTCTGAATATTTTACGCCGGTTATTGCGGCTAATTGTTCTGCTGTAGCACTAATTAAGTATGTCATGCTAAGACTGAATGTGGTTGTGATTGAAGCACCTGCCGATGTTATTGCCGTTTGTGCCGCACTAGCATCTGCATGAACTCCTGAATCCATTTCTACTATATAATTTGCCATTTTGACTCCAGTAATTTAAAATTTCTAGTAAATTTATAATAAGTATTTATCATATTTTAAAGAATAAATATTAAATAATGATGTCCAAACACAAAAATTCAGCATTAAATTTCGACTTTGACAGTCTTGTGTATCTACTATTCATTAAAAAACCTACTGACTCTTTAACATTGTATCAAAAACTAATAGATTATGTAAAAAAATATGAAGGATATAGTGTAGCATTAAGTGGTGGATATGATAGTCAGTTTGTATGTTTAATTTTAAAAGAAGCAGGTATAGACTTTGATGTGATTTCATACAAACTAACCTGGGACGATGAAGTTATTAATGCTAATGATGTTCTATCTTGTGAGAATTTCTGTAAAAAACACAATTTAAAATTGAATGTTATGGAAATAGATGGAAAAGAATTTTTTGATGGTGGAATATATGCCTCTATAGGTAAAAAATATAAATCTCATAGCCCTCAAATTAGTTTACATTGTTATTTTTTAGAGCAGTCTAAGTCTCAAAAAATACTTTGTGGTGGTGATATTCCTTATCCTAAATATTCACCGGAAACTAAAGAATTAAGTTTAAAACATTTAATATTTTTAGATGGAGAAGAAGGACCATCATTTTTAAGACGTTATGATTATCCATATAGAGTGGTAGGTTTAGCAAATAACAAAACAATAGTAAAAAATTTGTTTTTTTCTACACCTGAAATATATTATCTATCAATGACTATAAATGAAGAAATAATTTTAGAAAACAAAGTTTTTCCTACAAACAGCCCTCTAGTTCAAAATTATAGATATAAAGAAATGTATTATAATCATATATTAAAAGATAATAAACTGTCATTTAGATTTGGTGAAGCAAATGGATTTGAAAATTTACAAACACATTTAGCACAAATTACAGGAAATTATAACGAATTTAATGACAAATATAGAAAAATATTCAGTTACGATAAAGAAGCACATATAACTTCTAGAATAAAGTGTGCATCGTCTGATTTTGAAGGAATAAACGAAAAATTTAAATTATTAATTCAAGAAAATGACTTTGAATTTTTATATGATTTTAAATTAAATTTGTAAATAGTTCAAAAATCACCTATTTCCTAGTGTTATACAATATACTTTTATAAATACTAACTATAAAGTATTATAATTGATATTTATATCAACCTCCTACATTATAACCTTAGATTGTAGCCATCACTACAATAAGATCTTTGTTGTTTTTGGTGTGGGGATAACACAAGAGAAAGAATGACAGAGTATGTAAAAAAACAAATTAAAAAGACCACAATGCAGGATATAAGAGATAATGCAGAGTTGTTTGTGTTAGTATGCATCTTTATTGCTTCTACCATGGGAGTGAGTCCAACAGTATGAGAGAATTAGGAATGGCATTATTAGGAACACTAGCAATAGCGGTGTTCTTTGGATTTAAAGTATACCCAGATTTAGAATACACAGGATATTCAAGTCAGGGGTCGTGTATAGGAGAATGCTACGAACAATATGTAGCACTTAACGGCACAGTTGTTGAAATAGAACAACGTAAAAAAGAACTTGCTAACGCAGATGAGTTCAGTAGTATTAGAAGTTTATGGGCAGGTTGTGCCGCATGTCACGGAGCAGATGGCGGTGGTATGGGACCTTTTCCAAGTTTACAAGGCAAAGACAAAGCATACATAGTTCAAAGACTTGTACAATACAAAAACAAAGAGCAAGTTGGTGCAATGAGTAGCACCATGTGGGCACAGGCAGGAATGTTATCCGCAAAGGAT